CAATTGTTGCCCACGGATTATGAACCATCATCATTGCATTTGCCGGCATGATCACTTTATCACCAGCCATAGCAATTAATGATGCGATACTTGCTGCCACACCATCAATATAGACGTTCTTTTGGGCTTTATGTCGTTTCAACATGGAATATATTGTCTGCCCGGCAAAAACATCGCCACCATAACTATTAATATAAATATTCAAGGTATCTATATCTCCTAGTGCATCTAATTCCTCCTTAAATCGTTTCGGTGTTACTTCATCGCCCCACCAAGTAACGTCTGATATCTCACCATAGATAGTCAGCTCACCGGTTTTTTTGTCAAGGGCTTTGAAATTCCAAAACTTTTTTACCTTATTCTTCAATAACCTCACCGCCTTTCTCGTATTGCTTTCCTGCCATCTCAATGGGCATCATGTTCCCGTTAATCAGCAGTCTGTCGCCGCCTTCTTTGGGTTCCAGTTCTTCTAGCGCCCTGACTTCATTAGGTGTCATGAAGCCTGATTGAATTGCCTTTTGGTATCCTTCATATCTCGTTTTGGGGTCAGCTCTCAAAATAGCATTGACGTTAAATTTGATATAATAACCTTCCTCTAGTTCCTGGTCTGTGAATAGTTTATAAGTCAACTCCTGCTCATATCCAGTAAGGATGTCCATCAATGTATCAATGTAAAACTCCCTTTGCTGGTGCTCTACATTGGTATGTGTGGCCCTGGTAAGCTCGTTCAGTTGGTGCATTTTTACACCAAAAGCAGCAGCAATTTGTCGGATTGTCAGCTCTGTATTTTCCAAGAATTGTGCATCAGTTAGTTTGATGCTTATTGGTTGGTATTGATACCCAATAGGTAACAGTGCAACCCTATTGGCATTTTTTAGGCCACTTGCCATCTGTTCAAACTTCTCACGGAAAGTGTTTTCCGCTTTTTTGTCAAGGTCACCAACATAATGAATTATTCCCTTTGTCTGCATCCCTGTTTTAAAACTGTTGTTCAGGAATTTGCTGGCTGCTCCAGCATTTTCTATGGTGTCTTTTAATGTCTCAAGTGGCGTCATTCCGATAATACCGTCAAAGGTGAGACCTTTGAAGTGCAAAATCTCATCCGGCTTGATTTTGTATTCTGTTCCCTTATTATCCCGGTATATATACCACATCTTACCTTTTCCGGACAGTAAACCAATATCATCAACCCAAATTTCTACTTTTGTGCTGTCAAGTGGGTATATTCCCTGCACTTTTCCAGCATTTCTGCCTCGGGGTGGTATATCCAGCCAGGCATAAGCGTTACCATGAGTATTACGCTGCACTTCTAGGGCCTTAAAAAAATCCCTAGAGCTCATCCAGGGATTAGGGCGTATTTTAAGTAGCGGTGCTAGATAATGACCTGCTGCTGACTGTTTACCCTCTTTGTCTTGATAAATTTTTAATGGTAATTTTCCGACAGCATCGGCCAGGATGCGGATACATGCAAAGACAGTTGCTTCTTTTAATGCGTTTTTGCCTTTCAAGTTCAATTCATCCGGTTCAATCCCTAGAATCTCCAGTAGCCGTCTGTCGTTTATGCTAACTGTTTCTCTTTCCTGTGCTTTCGGTTTAAGCCATCTGCTCCAAAAAGCCATTTATCCACCTCCTAGCCCCATAATCTGTCAAGAAACTCACCGCTTGCGTATCTTGATGCATCAGGTTTTTGATCTTGCAACATTGCCCGGGCCATTGCGTTTATCATGGCTACCAGGCCGTCAATGCGCTCTGTCCCTTTTCCTTTAACAGGCCGGATATTCTCATTTTCGTCCATTTTAACTTCTACATTACCTACATTCCAGCGCAATACTGGATGCCCGTTGTGAAGAAACTTTTTGCCCCGCACAAGCTGCTCAATTTCCTTCATTACCGGTGACATACTTCTGAATCCCTGTCGTATTTCTACCATGATTAAACCTTCGTTGCTTAGGTTTACAGCCGTTTGCATAGCATTCCACGGGTCAAAGCCTATTTCTTGAATATCAAATGTATCGGCAAGTTCTTTAATTTCTTTTTCAATAAAAGCGTAATCAATTACGTTACCCGGCGTAGTTTTCAAAAATCCTTTCTTTACCCATAGATCGTACGGCACCCTATCAGTCTCTACTCTTTCCCTCACTCTATCTTCCGGCACCCAAAAATAAGGCAGTACAATCCACTTTTGGTTAATATCGTCCGGTGGGAACAGCAACACAAAGGCGGTTATATCAATTTTAGAAGACAAATCAAGGCCGCCATAGCATGGACGGCCTTTCAGTCTCTCTATATCAATTTTCCCTTTGCACAAATCCCAAAAGTCTAAGCCTAGCCACTTGCTAGTTTTGAGTTTCTCCCAGGAGTTCAAGCGTAGCCAGCGGAAATTTCTTTCTCTTATCGGGTTACCTTGTGCTCTGGTGAGCTGGTCTCTCACCTTCTCCCAGGCAATTGTATGTCCAATAGAGGGATTGACTTTTGCCCACACTTCTTCATCGGTCCAAATACTGCGCCATACTTCATCGTCTTCTATTTCTACATCAATTGTTTCATATTCCTTACCCATCCAAATGCGCCGATTTTCTCTGTCTAGGCCATATATCATAGCGTAAAAAGTGGGGTCATGCTTAATACCAGTTAGAACATCGACAGCCATCTGATGAATCTCCCAGCCGATAGAGCTTCTATCAGGATCGTCACCGGCAGTGCTGATGACAAAATACAAAGGCTGCGTCCTGGCATCTCCAGATCCTTCCGTCATAACGTCCCAGAGATCACGGTTAGGCTGAGCATGAAGTTCATCAAATATAACCCTGGAAACGTTTAAGCCGTGTTTTGAATACGCTTCTGCGCTTAAAACCTGGTAAAATGAGCGCGTTGGCAAATAGACCAGCCGTTTTTGCGACAGTATCGGCTTAATCTTCTTCTTTAGTGTTGGGTTTTGATCCACCATGTCTACGGCCACATCAAAAACAAGACTGGCTTGTGCTCTGTCAGCAGCACACCCATAAACTTCTGCCGCCCATTCATCATCAGCACAAAGACCCTGTAGTGCAACAGCGGCAGCAAGCTCCGATTTTCCGTTTTTCTTGGGCACTTCAAGGTAAGCCATTGTATACTGCCTATAGCCATTTTCTCTTATTGTGCCAAATATATCTCGTAATGCCTGTTCCTGCCAGGATAGTAAAGTAAAAGGCACACCTCGCCATTTGCCCTTGGTGTGCTTGAGTTGCTTTATGAAGTTTATAGCCCTGTCTGCTCTAGCTTGGTCAAAATACATATTACTTCACCCCTGACAACAGGGCTTCCATTGGGTCTTCTTCCTCTATGGGTTTTACTTCTATCCTAGTTCTCGATGACGGTGTTAGACCAAACTCTGTGCAAAATGCCTTAAACTGGTCTAATGCCTTTTGTGCTATTTTTACCTGTGGCCTTTCTATCTCGTTCTCGGCACCAAACTTGTTAATATACGTGTAAGTCAACCCATGCTTTTTGAGATACTTTTGACACTCTACGTAGGTCTTCCAACATTGACAAGCCGCTGCAAAAGCTTCTCCGTCTATTGAAGTGAGCAGGCCAAGACGTTCCAACTCTGGGGCCAGCCTGTCCCATATTTTCTTTCCTTCACCTGTTAGCCACGAAGGTCGCTCCGGAGCTATCGGTTTTGGCTTTGGCTCGTTTTCAGGCAAGGGCCTTTTTCCTGGATTCCCCATTAAAACTTTTAATGCGGTTGGTTTTGGTTTTCTGCCTCTTCGAGACATGCTGTCACCCCCTTTGGTTAATTCTGCGAAATTGCGCGCGAAGTTGGGCCGCCGGTCTTCTGCACCTCGATTAAAAATTTTTGACCTCCCCCTACCCCCTTGAGTGCATTCTATTGTGGCACTCCGCGCAAAGGCTTACCAAGTTGCCCAATTGTAGTCTCTTGCTCCAATCTCTTTTTAGTTCAATCTTGTGATGCACTGTATCGGCCCGGGTTATTCGCCCCTGCTTCAAGCATTCCTGGCATAGATAATTGTCTCTTATTAATGCCTGCTGTCTAGCTGCCACCCATGCTTTGCTTTTATAAAACATTTCTGCTTGTTTATCTCTTATGTGCTTATCGTAAAATTTATTAGTTTCTGCTTTTCGTTTCTCTGCTTCTGCCTTGTGTTTCTCACAATAATGCCCATCGGTTAAATTCGGGCAACCAGGCTTTGCACATGGTTTCTTTGGTTTTATTGGCATTTATATCACCTTTTGAGCATGAAGAAAGAGCCCGAAGGCTCTTCGCCGGCACTCGCCTTGTATCGCAACACAAAAGCCACCCTGCCCGGTTTTCCGCTGCGTAGAGCGGAACCTGTGCGAGTGGCTTTTTGCTCACTAACATAATATCACGTTAGGTACTCTCATTCCTGCCAACTTTCTGCCAAACCCAATTCCATGGCCACCATATACACCAGTTCTCGCCGTAACCGGAAATAAGTCCTCTCGCTCACCGGCATTTCATCACAAACCCTTTTCCAGGGCAGAGCTTGGCAGTACTTCAGTTCAAATACAGCCCTATGATCTTGATTGAGCCTGTTCAGTGCTTTTTCAATCGCTGCAACTGTTCTAGTCATCCGGGCCAAAGCCGTATTGGTGACTAGCTTTGTTGCCTTTCTCGCTGTCGGGTCACTAATAAATCCTGCACTGGGCACCGTCTCCCTCAGCGGCACCGAATCTATAATATTTTCCCTTAAGTCCTCAATTGTTTGCAGTGTATACTTATAGTTATACAATTCATGCTCTATATATCTAAATACCGACTTCTCTAACTTCACCTTGTCCACCCCTCCCTAGTTGTGGTATATTGTTATTGGCAAGCATTACCACAACCCCGGAAGGGGTTTTTTTACGCTTTTTATGCTGTGTCACAGTTTTTACAAAATATGTAGTTACTTTATTGACATAATAACGTATCCATCCATCACATAGCCACTTCTGTCATCTAAAATATAAACAACACGTTTCTCTATTGTTCTCCCTGTAAACTTTCCATTCTCATACTCTCTTAACTTTAACTTATCCCCCACTTTAAAGTTTCTGTCATTTTTTCTTATTTCAAATGTTTTATCGCCTTTTAAAATTGCATTAAAATACTCAGGTAATATCTTTAATTCATGTATCATACTCCAGTCCTCCTTTTCATATTGTCCACCCCTCCCGGATGTGGTAGAATGCAGTTGGACGGCATTACCACAACCCCGGAAGGGGTTATTTTTTTATGCCTCACCGTATTTCTTTTCAGAAAGAATTCTGGTATAATTGTCTTTTATGTCATTTTCAATGCCCCGACCAATCACATTAACAATCCCATCCAAGATATCATCAACGGCTTTATGTGCTTTTTCACGTAATTGCGCTTGGATTTCCGGCTGCTGAATATATTCGCGTGCAAACTTCATAGCCTCTTCTTTCAATATTTCACTAACTCTCCAGTCAAGCTGAAGATGTGACAGCTCGCGCATTACGCCTTGAGCAAGGATTTCTTTTTTCATTTCTGGTGACAAATTCTCGATCATCCTCATAGCTAATTCAGTTCTCACTGCTTGCTCAATATCATTTTTCATGATTTATTCCTCCTCATTAACTTGTGCTTTCAATGTATCATTTTCCTCGTTTTCCTCTTCCAAACATGCCGCCAAAAGTAGCAAATAGTTCCGCGCATCAATAATTCTCTGCTTGAGACCCTCTCCTTCTTTGGTGTTCCAATCCCACGCGTATTGTCCTGTCCGTACCGCCAAGGAAATGCTTTGAACGTGTTTCATCAAATAGGCGAGAACTACTTCAGAAGGCTTCAATCCCATGAAAGCAGCTACTTCCCGGAAATTTTGGAGTGCATCGTCTCCGGAGGAATATTCACCTTGTTTCCAGTACAAGATTTTTGCCTCTTTCTCCAAGAACTCGTCACGAAGAATATCAAACCGCTCCTTGGTCATCATACGGCAGCCCTCCCTTTTTCCAATTCCCCAATTTTGTTCAATACATCCGCAATCAGTATTCCGGTCTTTGTGAGGTTTACATCGTTTTTAATCAACCCATTTTGATTCATCCTAACCAACTGAGCCCGGGACACAAGCAACAAATTCTCTGGGTCAAAATTATGTTTGTTGCCATCTCCAAAAATCACCACATAACCTGGCGGCACCGGTCTGCCATGGTGTTTTTCCCATATTAATCGGTGCTTATATTCCCACATATTTGGATCTGCTATTTTTACTTTTACATAGCCGTCTGAATCTACTACTTCTGTACCTATAGGTAAATAAGTTTGAGGTATATTCCCTTTCCTAAACTGTGTGCGTTCAGTTCCCGGTGCTTTCCAACCTTTCATACCTTTGTTCCAAGGAATATTTCCCTTCTGAAAACATCCCGTTCTACCGCTCTTGATGCCGTATCTTTTGCCCGTTGCTGCCAATGCTTTGCAACTCAGATTTGTGCCATATTTTTCGTTGAAAAGCCTTGTCAGCTCTTTCCATGTCATTTTCTTTATATTTATGCGAATAAATTCAAGTTGTTCAGGTGTGTATTTATGCTGTGAAACTCCCTTTGGGCAACCCATTTTTTACTCCCCTACCAACTCGGCTCTTAACATGGGGGGGATTTTTTTGGTTTTGCTATTTTCCTTGGTGTGTTCAATGAGATCATATTCTCGGAGAAACTTTTGTGACTCCAAGACTAAAGAGCCATTGGAGATTATCTGAGCCGCTATACTTGAAATCGCTCTTGCTCGTGCTATTTCCTCTTGCAGCTTTTCCCCAGTGAGTTCTTCATCATTAAGCCTCTCTAACTGGGCAAAAAGATGATTATTGAGATCACTCAAAGTGTTGCGTGGCATTGAATTTACCTCCCTTGATAATCAATCTTTGTCAAGCCTATCTTCATCCTAACTTGCATTTTTTAGATCCACCTTTCTTATCCATCCAGCCTTTATCCGGCCACGGAATACGTACCAGTTTTCCGGGTCTCCAAAGTCATTAAGGCCAGGATATGCCGGTAGCTTGTCACATATGTCCAGCCACCGGAAAAGGTTTTTACGCGCCGATTTTGGAATTACAACCGTCAGCCTGCACTCCGTCCGGTCATAGGGTAGAAAAGAAAACTCAGAATTTGCCCATTCTTGCTGAAAGCTAGGGTTTGCTGTCAACCATTGCCAGCCAGGAATAACACCGATTTTACCGTCCTGGAGCACCGGTATCATGCCAAGGGTTATCCCGTCACGCAAACAGCCCTGGACATGATTGGCGCTGGTGAAATGATATAGCTTCAAGCTATCCAGCCTCCCGTATTTCAATCTCCACCCGTTCGTCTGCTTTGCTTTTGACTTTGTGTTTTCGAACCAGCAGTTCCACAACCTGGTCATCGTCCTCGTAAGCAACACCATTCAACCCATCAAGAACGCTTTTTGCAACGTTATCAACATCCATTTTCCCCCGGCAAAAAACATGCATGGATACCGACACTGGACCTTCTACCGGTTGGCAACCCAGTGATTTAGCCACCCAGCCAACGATTTTCTCATACTCCCGTGTCTCTGGCGGGGTGTATACA